AGTTGAAGAAAAGGCAGTTCTCCAAATGTTCGAGGATCCCGATTCCGATGTATCCAGAGCTCACGAAATCGGCAAAGCTCAATCCATGCAGGAAGTAATGCAGAAACTCGATGGGCATGTGCAAACAGGTGGCGAAGGTGCAGGCGAAGCTGCTCGCGCCTTGGGTTATCTCAAAAGAAAACAAGAAGACGAAGACTATTTTAAAGATCTATTTGGCGTATGACTTCATTAGATAAACTACAAGCCTTGCCTCCGGACATTGTGAATGATTTCCTTGTGAAAGGAGTTTCGCAGGCAATATCTCCCGAAATGCAAGCATTCATTATGCAAATTCAATGGGCTGCAGAAATCACCAACTCCATTAAAAGCATATCCCGGGCTGCTACAAAATTACGAACTCGAGTATTGGTAGAACAGAATATTAACCTTCCAATTCCTACGGCAAAAAGTCGAATTTATGCTGCTCTTGAATATTTGCACGTTGATAACAACGTTGCTCAAGCTGTTTGGGATATGGATACAGCCGATAAACTCGAAGACATTGCATTAGGTCTCCGTAAGCAACGAAAGTTTAACGAGGCGGCTAAATGGGTCGATCGCGCAAACGAACTTCGTAGAGCTGCCAATACAACCACTAAAAGTAATGGTGGAAATACTTACTTCCTGGTATCGAATAAAATCACTCATGAAGAATTAGGCTTCAAAAAGAAAAATCTAAAGGAAATCGCTCGCAAACACAGCGATGGTTACTATTTAAATTTAATCAACAATGAGCTGAAGGACCATATCGATAAAGATGAAAGAAAAAAGCTACTGGAGGACATGAACATTACCGATGCAGATTACGAGGAGGTAGAAAATGACTGATGCAAACGAACTCCAGATAAATGAGCTGATCGAAACCTACATGAACAACATGCAGATCAAATCTACATTGATCGATACAAATGTTCTGATTGGAGAATGGGGTCGTGCAACTGGAAAAACTACATTCATGGCTAGTAGAATGAAACGTGTAGTTGACGATATGCCTGGAGAGTTATCTTTCCTGGTCCATAAATCTTACGTTTCCTTAATGTCCAATGTGGTGCCTGCTCTTCGTGCTGAGTTTACAAAGCCGGTAGGTGAAAAAAAAGAACCATGGATGGTCGAGGGAGAAGATTTTGTTGTTGGTACTGCAGATATACCAAAACATTTTACACAGCCTCGATATCCGGTTTCCTATCCAAAACATTCATGGATTTTCAGCAACGGATCCAATCTTCAATTGGTGGCATCTGATCAACCCGATTCAGTTGCCGGTCGTTCCGGTGTTCATGCTTTTATAGAGGAGATGAAACACAACAAAGGTGAGAAAGTCAAGTCTCGTTTATTTCCCGCTCTTCGTGGTGCTGATGCTGCTGCTCGTGTGAGTCCATATTATCAGGGCATCACTGGAATTTCCGATACTGCTCGTGTAGATCTGGGTGAGGACAATTGGTTTGAAGAGTATGAAAAGAACATGCACGAAGATGTTATCGAGGAGATATTTTCAGCAGCAAAACATGTAAATGATAACATGTTGGTATTACTTAATGCTGAAATGAAACTCAATAAAGAAAAAGATTTATTCAAAAGAGATAAACTTCGAGCTACTATCAAAAAGAAGAAGCATATTTTACAAATTTGGGATCCTATACTTCGGGATATGAAAATGAATAGCACTTATTATTTACGTGGAAGTTCATTTGCAAATAAAGATTTCCTAGGTGAAAAGTTTTTCCAAACTCAGCTTGACACATTAAGTATTGAAGAATTTTTGGTATCCATTTGTGCCTTACGTCGTCGCCAGGTAAAAAACATGTTCTTTGCAGGCTTCAAAAAATCAATCCATTGTTTTTCCGATAGTTACATCTACAATTCAATCCTGAAATTCAACTTAAAAGATACCTTTAAGCTCGATGCTCAGTATCTAAAACATTTCGATCCGAACAAACCTTTAGATATTGGTTACGATCCAGGTAACTTTCAATCTTTTGTTGTTGGTCAGGAAAACCGCCGTACCAATGAGTTTAGAGTACTGAAAGAGTTCTTTTGTTGGGAACCAAAGAATCAAGGTGATTTAGCCATGGAGTTTTTCGACTTCTTTGGAGCTCATTTTAAGAATAAGAAAATCAATCTCTATTACGATCGTGCCGGTAATAAGAAAAAAGTAGAAGAAGATAAACTCACCACCGATGCCAGGTTGCTCAAACGCGAATTGGAAGCTTACGGATTCAAAGTAAAACTCATGAATGAAAAGCAAAGAACCATTTTCTTGTATGAGCACTACAAATTGCTTGGAATCATATTGGCTGAAAAACTTCGAAGCGTAATCAAACTCCGAATTTGTGAAAATCAATGTCCAAATTTGATTTCATCAATTTTTGTTTCACCACTTCTCAAAGTAGATGGTAAAATCGACCTGGATAAATCAAGCGAGGTAAAATTGGACTGGAAATATCAAGCCGGTTTATCCACTCAAATTCCATCCGCATTAATGTATTTAATCTTTGGAAAGTATCACAAGGTTCTTCCGAATGTAATCAAGAAAGCACCCCTCCTTTTAGAGAATACAATCAGCTAAAAAGTGTCCAAAAAAGGCTAATAATTGTCCAAAAATGTACAATAATTAGCCTTTTTGATAACAAAAAGAACACAAAACGCCTGATTTTCATCGGTTTTAAGGTCAAAAAGTCGAAAAATGGAGAGAAAACAGAAGATTTAGGGCACGCCACGCTAAATTCTTAATGTGCGATGCAGTAAATCAAAAAGTCTGGAAATATGAGGAAAGCCCAATGATTACGCACGATTCAGAGCGAAAACAAATATTTATTTGCAATGCGGAGTGAGATGGCAATAATGACACAAGGTTGATACACCACATGCATGCATTGCATTGGCTCTTGTCCTTTGTTCAGGTACGGCTATCAACTAGGTTTGATATATGGAGACAATCAATGGATTAGATGCAATACGATTAGCACAGGAGGTGTCGAAGGTTCCGGACGGCTGCTTCACGATAGCCTTCTATCCTTACAATAGGACCAAAGGTCAGGCATCAGATAAGCTTACTACACGTGAAGGCTGCAAGACTAGAGCTCAATTGCCTCAAGAAGTCTTTGCTGTTGGTAGTGATAATTACTTCTGCTTTCAGGATACGGACGAGAACCCAAAGACCTGCTATCGAATACTATGGAGATTCGTTGCGTTTCCTCCTGATTTCAAAATGAGAAAGATCAATTGGTTATAAAGATTAATACTATGAGTGTACAGAACTTTGGCAAGCTTGGTGTATATACTAGTGAGGATACAGTGATATCCTTCCAGTTGGGTGATGGTGATCCCTGGCATAATAGCAACACATCATCCGATGATGATCTGGGTGGAACATCTCCTTTGTTTGGTGAGCAGCCACTTATGCTTTCAATGAATGGTTATCGCATACTTGCAAGAGGTGCAGACAACCGCCTGCCTAACGAGATTGAGAAGATGATCCATGGTAATAGGATCCTTCCTGGCTTAATGGATAAGCAGATCAATATTCTATATGGTAAGGGACTAATGCCTTATATCAATACATTCGAAAAGAATAAGGTTGTTAGGCTATGGCAGGAATGTAAAGAGATTACCAATTGGTTGGATGGTTGGGTTGAGAATGGCTTTGAATCTTATCAGCAATTCACAGAAGCTCTTATCCGTAGGTATTACTTCTTTGAGGATGCATTTGTTAAGTGGCGTTTCAATCGCTCCAGGTTAATAGGTAGCAAACCAATTGCCGGATTAGAATTGATCGATAACAAACGTGCACGATTAGCTACTTCAAGAAAAGTGGATCCACTTTATGAAGATCTTGAGTATCGTGATTTCAAACATGTATTTGTTGGCAATTGGAATGCCGGTATCGATTATCGATTCAAGCGTTACGATATGCTGAACATGAAGAATCCAAGCTCCCACAAAGTAGCTGTATCGCATCATAGAAACGAGGCTGTTGGCAATCATTACGGTTTAAATAAGTTCTACGAGGGAACCAAGGATTGGATAAAAGGAACAAGTAAAACACCTCTATTCATTAACTCATATCTGGAAAACTCTTTTGGAAGTAATGTACATGTGATTATTCCTGCTGCCTGGTTAGAGCATAAGAAAAATATGCTTGAAAATATTTGTGATGAAAACGAAAAACTTAAAGAAGCTAATCAGCCTTTGATTACAATTAAGGATAAAATCACAGGACAAGAAATTGTAATTGGTACAGAGTTCTCAGAACGATATTTGATTGAGTACACCAACATGGAGATAAAGAAATTATCCAAGTATCTATCTGGAACCAAGAACCAGGGAAAGATATTTGTTTCGAATAGTTTCCAGAATGGAGAAAAAGAAGAGGTCCGTTGGAAAATTGAGGTTATCGATCTGAAATACAAGGAGTATATCAATTCTTTAATTAGCTATGACAAACGTGCCGATGAAGTGTTGACTACCTCTAAAGGAATCGACTCCAGTATTTCTTCAATCAGTAAAGATGGTATCATTTCCAAGTCCGGATCCGATCTCTATTACAATTATCTGATCTATCTGCACAATCTATCTATTCCGGAGCGAATTTGTTCTGAGGTGTTCAATATGGCAATTCGTATAAACTTCCCACACCTCTATAAACAAGGCTTCAGACTTGGCTTCTACAACGATGCACCTCAAAAATTAGAGGATACTCCTCCTGCTGATCGTTTGCAGAGCCAGGTGAGTAATAATTCAAGCCAATTATCAAGAATTGAAAACCTTTTAATATCAATGAACGATGGTAACAATTGATTTTTTTGACGGAATACAAAAATTCAGAACCTTGGCTCCTGGTGTCGATGCATCACGAAAATTTGACGGCATGGAGTCATCTGCCAATATTGCTAAAAAGAAGCTGAAGGACCTGATTGAAGACATGTGGGATGATTTGAAAGCCTATCATGAATCGAAAGCTGCCGATAAGCCTAAATGGAACGAAGCGGTTGGCTATCTTCAAGGTGCTTTTGCAAATTTGGTAATGTATGAATTTGCTCCTTTCTGGTTTCAGGAACAAAAGGAAGAAGGAAAAGACTACTACCGATACGAACAGCAGAATCAGCGTGAAGCTTATATTTCCAATTTGTGGATCTATATGGATAGCCTATTGGATTTATTCAACAACAATGAAGCTGAGTTCCTTAAATGGAAGGAAACTCAAACCTATAAGGATCGGGAAAACCTATTGATTGAATCTGCCGATGAATTCGATAGATACTACGATATAGGTCGTTCTCATTACTTCTTTAGCAAGATAATTTTCATTATTCGTGAAATTGGCGAAGATCATATTTATTCAATGATCAAGACCAAAGAGCGATTGAGCGAAGCAGGTAATGAAAAATTAAAAGTAGCTGTAAAAAAGGCTGTAGTATTCTATACTATGGGACATGCAGTAAAGCGATTGGATTTTACTGAATTACCAAAATCGATTCGTAACAACGATCGGGATACTTCCAGAACCATGCGTACCGGATACTCCGAAAGTCAGGCAATCGAAAAATTGAGTGAATCTCTTCTTGCCAAATATGACGAATATATGAATGATGTCGATTTTGAGTTGAATAAACCCGCTCCAGGAACATCGGCTTTTTTGGGTACCGATATCAATAACGAGGATGATAAATCTTATTACATGTCATGATTAGTCTTTATTTAGGAGAGAACGAATATAAATTTCCCAATTCATGGGAAGAATTAACGCAGGATCAGTACCTGGCAATGCTCCCATTGTTTCAACAATATTCAGAGGAAACAATATCGGTTAGCGATGTAAAAGCCTTATGGTTTACAGATATTGCAGGCTTAAAAGGAATGAGAGTCCCTAAGAAAAAAAGAAACCTACATGCCGAAAACATTTATCGTATGTCCAGGGAATTCTCATTCATGTTTCAGATTGAATACCCTAAAGGATCCCTCGATAATATTAGTCCAGATTTACGCTCAAAACTCAGAAAAACACCTCCTGAAGATTTAGAACAAACACCGGAAGTGAGATACTTGTCAAGACAAGATTATCAATACAAGATCGATGCATGTTGGTGCAAAAATTTGGTACCTGATATCACTGTCGGAAAATTGAAGCTAAAAGGTTATACGACGGATCTGAAAGGAAATATGCTTCAAACCTCTATGGTTGCCTCACAATTCAATTTAGTTACTGAGTTGTTAAGCCAATACGAAGCCAGTCAAAACAAGCTTTATCTTCGAATGATTGTTGCTTGTTTGTATGCTCCGGAAGGGGAATCTTTCAATGGAGATTTAATTGCCGACCGTGCCGATCAACTTATCGGTATTGATGAAATAGTACTGGATGCCATATTGCTAAATCTTCAGGCATTCCTAACATTTATCAAATTAAAAACCAAGTGGGGATTACTTTGGAAACACACACCAAGTAAAAAAGGTGGTGTAAGTATTGGAGCCAACGAAAGCTTATTCAATTTGAGTGAGCGAAATCATGGTGACTTCGAAAAGATTGATCAAATGCCACTAATCAAGTTCCTCGATCTCATGTTAAAGGATTTATACGATGCCGTTAAAACGATGAAAGATCATGAAATGGACGTTGTAGAAATTGCGAGTAAAGCAGGATTAAGTATTCACCAGGTAAAACAAATATTAGGATGAAAACAATAATGCAGGACGTATTTACACTTTTTGCCAAATATCCCGAAAAATCAGGCGTTTTAGATACATTCAATAAAGGAGAATCTACTATTCCCGGTTACGAGGCATTCAAAACATCTATCCAAAATTTAGAGGAACATTCTATGATTCCGGATATCAAACATTACATTTTTGGAGTGAATGAGGATATAATTAAAAAGTACATTTCTGATATTGACTCCTACTATTTATTTATCGATTACGGTGATATCAATAGCAATGTAGATGGAATGAATCGTAGAACTTCAGGTATTTATCTGGCAGCTACTGTAGCATTACCATTCAAGCCAAAAGATTACGATATGGCTGATCAGGTGATACTCACCGATATTGCCTTGCAATACTTGCTCCAGATAAAAGAGGATTTAATTACCAAACAAAAAAAGCATCCCTGGTTAAAAAATCTTTCCGATAATCATGATATTTCTCCTTTTGTGGCTCGTGAGTTGAATGGCTCGGTTGGTTGGACCCTCACTTTCCGAAAAGAAGGAACCGATTTTGTTTAGTAGAAATGTATTGTTAAATTTAGAATTCAAACCTAAAAAAAACAAAAACATGTATTATTCAAGAACTACCGATTTTACCGAAACTCCTGAGTTTTGGATCATGGCTATTATTAATCTTATCCTGTTTGTTGTATACTTAAGAATGGCTTGGAACATTGCCCAGTTAAGAAAAGGATTGGTTACAACCTCTGCTGCCAGAAATAAGCAAATTAGAAAATTAGAATTTAAAGGTCGAAGCGAAGAAGTGCTAGATCTCTATTACGATGAACTTTTCGAAGTATATTGTGAAAGTGAAGATACTGCAGGTGAGAAAACTAAAAAGTATAAACGATTAGTTGCTCTTATAGAAAATTTAAATGGAGAAATACCCGAAGAGATTACAGAGTACCTAAAAAAATACCAATAAAGAAAAACCCCAGCCTAGTCGGTTGGGGTTTCTTTTTGCTTTTCCTTGAGATATTTAATTAAAACAGTTTCGATAAAATTACTAATAGGGCGATTTTCCTCTTTTGCTTCCTGTTTTATACGCTCAAGTACTTCTTCTTCAATTTTAATACTAGTTGCAACTTTTACCATATTTATTGTATTTGAGGTGTTTTGTATAAGGCAAAAATACAATAATCCAAAACAATTCAAAAAAATATATTGTATTTCTTTGTAGTACTTTGAAATATTTTATTTAGGTTTGTAATAGTTATAACAAAAAACCCGGTTCAGTGTTGCACCACTTCCCCGGGAGTATTATTAATTAAAATCGATTTAAAGTTATGAAAGAAAATGAAATTGTAAAAAGTGACAATTTTCAAGTTGTTAATTTTAATGGGTCAAAATTGGTTTGTCCTATTATAAGTGGGATGCCTTTTATTGTTGTGAAATGTATAATTGATGAAGTGAAGCTACATCAAAAAAAGGCGACCGGTAACCTTAAAAATCATCCAAGGTTAGGTTCACGGGTCGCTGAATGGCGACCCGTAGAAAACGGTTTTGGTTTAAGTAATAAACATGCTTATGCCTGTCTTCCTATCCAAAAAGTTGCAGGATGGTTATATCAAATCAATTTGAATAATGTTAGTGCAGAAGCCAGACCTTTACTTGAAATTTATCAGGAAAAATGTGATGAAGTATTATTCAACCATTTTTTTGGTGGAAAGAATAGCGTTATTTCATTTCAGCAAAAACGTTTACCTATAATTAATGAACGTAGAAAAAAAGATGCCGAATTGAAAAAAGCTAAAGAGGATCTCGAGAAGACGTCAGAATTTAAAACTGTTGAGAAATTGAAAAAGGAATTGTCAAACATCAAGAGAAAAGAAAGTAAAATACAAAGAGAATTTTTTCCTGATCCACAATTAGAAATAAAACACGAAGAGTAATAATAAAATCCCCCGCTCAAACGGTGCTCGAACACCATCGCGGGGGAAATATTAATTAAAAATTAACAATACAAAGATATGGAAAATATCGAAATCAATGGCGTAAAGTTAACTCCGGAAGCCATATTGGAAATAAGGTCATTACAAACAGGAAGTAATGCTGAAGGATTTACTTTTGATAATTCAGGTATAAGTCTAAAATGTGATGCTTTACAAAGCATGTCCGACTTTTTAGTGCGGATAAGTAGCTGCTTAGATGATTCATACAATAAAGAAATATTAAGCATTCTGCAAGATGTGCAATATTTAAAGGATTCATTCCTAAGTTTCAAAGCTCCTATCGAGAAAGGTGGTAAGTCATGAATAATTCGTCTACTACAAACGCTATTTGTCTCGATAAAGCACCTGTTTTCCTACTTCGTAAATTAGCATTTATAAAACAGCATGAAAATTGGCAACGCCCAATTGTTTTTAAACGAGATCCATCCACCGAAACTTTTACAATCTATGCTCATATAAGGGGTAAATTAGTTGATACCTTCTACTCTTTTTATCCTGAAACTATGGAAATTGATTGATCTACAACAATAGAGAAAAAGCCTTTACAAACCGTAAAGGCTTTTTTCATGTCCTTTACTTTTCTCCTTCTTCTGCCAATATTTAAACTATGATTTCGCAGAAATACAAAAAAGGAATGTTAATCCAGGATTATGCAGCCAATGTGATGTATGAAACTGGTGAAGCCATTAATAAACGCCAATTAAGCATTGCAAATAATCGGGTAAATAAAGTCTCTGGAGAAACTATTAAGAGTCTGCAGGGGCGTCCGTTTTCGGTTATGCGAACTGTAATGGGTGCTAAGTTGGTGCTTCGATATCAGGCAAGGATCCGATTTATGGATATGAAATTATCAGCCTCCGGAAATCTGAAAAAGCAACGATATGCCATTTACAACAAACCAATTTACGGATTGGTTTATGGCTTTGCCTATCCTCAGTTGAAACACGGTCTATTCCAGTATTTACGCGAAAATGGAATTAACGAAATGCAAGAAGCTTTTAACGAACCAATAGAGGTATAGGTATGAGTTTGAAAAATGATATTATAGAAGCTGAATTCCGAACCAAAGGAGCTTCGATTGTACAGCGTGACATGAGTAAGATTAGCAAGGAAATTGCAATTCTTACCGGGAATAATAAAGATCTACAATTGGCAAAAGCCAGATTAGAGGCTGCCAATAAAAAATACATTGCCGGCACTAAAAAAATGACTACAGAGTACAAATCTGTAAACGACAAAATCAAGAAAAATAACGAGCTGCTTACCATCCAAAAAGGGAAACTTCAAGTTCAGGCTTCCAAATTAAAGATTTCTGAAATGTCAACCACTCAGCTTAAGAAAAAACAGCGTGAGCTGTATAAAGCGTTGGATGATGTTAATGAAAAAATACAACCTGAACGATATGCCAGACTCAATAAAGAATTGAAAGAAACAGAAAAACAAATGGGTCGGGTAAAATCAGGCACAAAACGTACTCAATCATCAATGATGAGTATGAAACAGCTTCTACCAACCTTGGGTTTTGCCTCTTTAATAACCGTACTGGCTTCCGCATCTAAGGAATTATTTAATCTATCCAAAAAAATGCAAGGTGATGCTGTTCGATCATCTGTAGTACTTGGAGATAGTTATGATATGGTGGCAAAGAAAGCTGAAAATATGGCTGCAAAAATGGGATTAACAGACCGGGAATTTATTGCCAATACCGCATCTGCAGCCGATCTCTTGGTCCCACTTGGCTTTAACCGTGATATAGCTGCAGACATGGCTGTTAAACTTCAATCTCTTGTTGGTCCATTAGATGAATGGACAGGTGGTCAGGTTGGAGCAACGGAAGTAAGTAATATTCTTACTAAGGCACTCTTAGGTGAAAATGAGCAATTGAAACAATTGGGAGTTGCCATAAAAATGGATTCTCAAGAGTTTACATCATTAGTAAAACAGTATCAAAAACGGCTAGGAGTTACCAGGGGACAAGCTCAGGCAATGGCAGAACTTGAATTAATCACACGCAAATCTACCGATGCACAAACTGCTTATAAAGGCAGTGGCAATCAACTTTTACGCTTGCAAAAATCAATTTCGCGAGGTTGGATGCAAATGAAAGAAAGTGCTGCTGAATATTTAACAACTTCTTCTCAGGAGAAAATTAAAAAGCAGATAAAGGAGCTTGAAAACTTGGAAAAACAGTTTGCTGAAGAAGAATTAACACTTTCCTCACTTCTTAAAACTTATGATACTTTAAGCGAGAAGAAAACTCTTACTAAAAACGAACAAGTAAAGCTAAATAGTGCGATTCAGGCAATTGGGAAAATCGTTCCTGGTGCAATAACTGAATTCAATAAATATGGAGAGGCAATTGGTATCAATAAAGATTTGATTATTGAAGCACGAGAAGCTCAACGCCTTCTGAATATGGAAATGAAAAAAGATACCATTGAAGATCTAATTGATTCCATTGAGGATAACCCTGAAGAAATAGATAGACTAACATATAGCATTAATCGATTAACATCCTCAATTCAAAAGAAGGTTAAGATTGGTTTAGGTGAGGGTTCCTATACCCAGAAAGAAATAAAATGGAGAGGAGAACAGATTCAGCAACGTAACACTCTCAACAACGAAATCACTCAAACTATTTTAAAGCTAAAAGCACTAGGTCTAACTGAAGAAGAAGTAAGTAAACAATCAGGTTTGTCACTTCAATTTGTCAATCAACAATTAGCAGATTTTAGAAAAAACAATCCTTCAGGGGGCGATGTAACAACCACTAATGTTGAAAAAATTAAAATGATTGAATTCATTGATGATGATCCTGACGATAGAGAAGTGGAAACTGATATGGATAAGGATATGGCTGAATATCTAAAAGCAAATGAAGCTCAAATCAGTGCATTCGTAGAAGGAAGAAAACAATTAGCTGCAATTCAAAAAGAATTTGCCATTGGTGAAGATACCCAGTTGCAAGCTGATGCAATGGCTCAATTGCAAAAGCTTCGTGATGATGATAACATCTCACTTCAAGAATATGAAGAAGCAAAGAAAGCCATTAAGGATACCTATAAGCTACTTGAACTTGAAGCTGATGTTTTAGAAGCTGAAACTGGAGAAGAAGAATGGGCAGCCAAATATGCGTTGGCTCAAGAACATTACAATTTAGAATTTGAAGCTGCTGAAGGCAATCGCTTACAAGAATTAAAAGCAAAGGAAAAATTTGAAAATAATATTGATAAGATCAATAAAGATGCTCTTGCCAAAAAGCAGAAAATTAAGGATAAGGAAGATGCAATTCGAAATGCTAAGCTTTCATCTATTTCAAATTTTGGAGCTCAGTTTGCCGAATTAGTAGGGCAAGAAACTGCACTGGGTAAAGTTGCATTCCTGGCATCGAAAGCAAAAGCTATTTCAGATATCATTATAAGTACTCAAGTAGCAAATGCTAAGGCTGTGGAAATGTTCCCAATTACAACAGGTCAGCCATGGGTAACCATTAATACGATCAGTGGAGCTATGGGAGTTGCTAATGTTGCAAAACAAGCTCTTGGTTTTGAAGAAGGTGGCTATACCAAAGTCCGCCGTGCTCAAGACAATAAAGAATTCCGAGCAAAATATTCACCTAACCAACGTGGGTTTATCGATAAGCCTAGTCTTTTGGTTGGGGAAAAGGATCCTGAATTTGTGGCTAATGGTGGTGCTGTAAAGAATACAACCGTAAAACCTTATCTCGATGTAATTGATGCAGCTCAGCGTGCCGGTACAATCGAAACATTAAACCTTCCTGCAGTAACTCAGCAATTGGCAGTTGAAGGAAGGGAATCGGGAGGCTACACAAAAAACAATTCATCCACCAACCCAGATGTTACCGATAGTCAACAAAGCACAGCAAAACAATCCAAAACCGACAAAGAATTCCAACAAGCCATGATAAAAATTGCCAAATATGGCATTTCCTCAAACATCCTGCTCGATGAGTTTGAAAAGAAACAAACCCAACGCGACCGCCGAGAGTCGCAAATGAAAGTAAGTAAAACGAGTACGTAATACTTTTTACTTTCTCCTTTACACTTAATACTTTCTCCTTTTACACTTGAACTTGTCCTTTCCATACCAACCCACACATACGATATTTACACCATAACAATTAACGAATGGCAGTAACAACCTATCTATACGAACAACCCGAAAAAGTTTCCTTAACCGGAAATCCGATTACCTTTCAATGGCGAATAGGTAACAATTCGTTATTATCACGATTCAAGCTTAAGGTGGTGGTTAAGTTGTGGAATACTGCAACACAGGCTTACGAAGATTTAACCGCCGAATCGGTAGGTGTTGACACCGACGAGCTTTGCACCTTGAACATTGCCGGATTGCTAAAGAATCGCATTACTGGTAAATTCGTATATCCGGAAAGTAAATACAACAGTATTTACGAATATGTCGATCTAGTTGGAAAGTTTAAAATTGCCATTACACCAACCGGATGGGATGATAACAACACCTATGTAGAGGAAGATCCTGTTGAACTTGCCGATGAATTTTATTTTATCGAAGGTGGTCAGCCCGACGAAGTGCTTCAGTTGCAAACCGAATTGTATTCCAATTGGTATGCCGATTTAGTTGAAAGCAAGAAATTCCTAACCAATCAGCCGAATGATAAAGAAATACATCCAGAGCAATGCGAAAAGCTCTATTGGTTGGTTCGTGAAAATTGTACAAGCCTAAAAGTAAACCTGCAGGTTAATTTTGCCGATGGATCCCAACAGGATATCACTGGTGATACTGCAACAGTTACCGCTTTAAATATTTGCGAGATAACCGCAACATTAAAACATTACATCGATAATCCGGAGGCAGTAAGCAATTACTCCTTTTGGCTCACCGATCAATCCGGATCTATATGCAGCGAAGTAAGAATATACCAGGTGGATGCCAATTGGTATGAAAGAAACGATTTTCTTTCCTTCCTTAATTCGCTTGGTGGTTACGATACGCTTTGGATGAACGGACAGAAAAGCACAGAACTATCGGGTGAACGTGAGCATTACCCGAAGCACTTGCGGAACATACGACCACGATTAACAGATAAAAGTTTTCAATGTAATCGTGCAAAAATCAGTAAGAACAACACCAATAACACAGGTTGGATTACTTCGGAATATGCCGAATACTTGGTTGAATTAATGATGTCGGATGATGTGATTTATTTGAATGGCGATCAGGCATTGCCAGTGCAGCACCTCACCGAAGAAATTACTCCGGTTGACGATAGCGAGGATCTGCTTTCTGCCGAAATAGAATGGCAATTGGGTGCAGCTTCGCGTTATTATGGCTTATTCAATAAAGAAATTAAGTGTCCGCTTCCTCCTTATTGGAACGACATTGCAGCATGTTTTATACCTGTTAATGGTAAGTACATGCTCGATATTAAATCCGGTAAACGAGCCGAACGAATCTATAAGGATTACATTAAATTTCCTGATACCATAATTCCGGACGTGCTCAACCAAGGGAAAACTGAATACTGGAGTGCCGACATTCCCGATGCAGTACAATTGCAAAGGTGGAAAATTTCCGAATTAACAGGAACTCACACAATCCTATACAGCACCGAACTTTGTCGTTCACTATTGTTCTTTAAAGATTACGATGGCAAACACCTGCAGTCGATTGCTCCGGTAATTGTGTATAAAACTGCACGCACCGAAACTCAACAGGATGAAATTGTAAGGTATATGGATGAGTATTTCTTTTTACAGGATAGTGCAGGTGCAATTATCCAGGACAGCAATAATGATTTTGTAACTACAAACGAATAAAAGATATGGCTAATCAGGTTAAAACAATAGATGTTTCAGCGAATGATTTAAATGAAGTAACTAACATTAAGAAAAAGATTAATAAACAGGCTGGCTTTAATTTACTAGATCCATATACTTTTAGATATGGTAAATTCTTCTTCTCATACAGCAAAGATATTCAGGATGGCGAAAATTATGGATTGACAGATTACATCCCAGCTAATCCATTAGGTTTAATCACCGAAGGCGCTGGCGTAGCTGCACAGGGGTTAAGCTCATACGTTGTGTATGATGAAGCAAAAACACCTCTTCGTAATTTGCAGGGAAATCGATATACATATGAAGAAGGCGATGGATTTGTTGTGTTCTGTTACTTCACAGGTGGTGATTTAAGTTTTGCAGAAAATTTAGCGGTAGTAGTTGGCACACTTTACGCCTTTGAACCTTTCTCGGAGTACAAGCCATTAACAGATTTAAAGTTAAGAGTGGATGAGTTTATGCCTATAAAAAAAGATCTGCCAACACTTTTACAACCAAAAAAAATATACACTGTTTTCAATGATCTTAAAGGAACTGGCACTGAGGACCTGTATAATGTTAGGATGTATTCGGCTCCGATTTATTTCGACAACATGTTGAAAGACATCGATTCTGATCTAGATACTAACTTTGAAGAAACTGGCAATGAAGTATTGCAAGTGTTTCCTCCAGAGATTACAACAGAAACAAAATCAGATATACTAACAAAAAAATACAGCGGATTGTCAAACAATGGTGGTAGTTTGTCATTCATTCGAAAAACCACAAAAGAAAGTGTTGGAAAATCAATAACTCCAAAAATATTATCAATTGTCGATTCTGTTACTGCGGGATATTTATCCTCGGTAGGGTTAGTAGATTCAGCAAAATCGCCTTCTCAATTTTGGTCAGTTATTAAAGAGCAATTTGAACAAGCTAAAATAGATGGTGGTGATTTGACAACTGAGCACAATGCAGTACTTGTCGGTAGATTTAAGAAATTATGGTCTATGAACTATGGAGGCGTAACAGACAGGATAGTGAAAGCTTATTGTGAAGGCGTAGGAGGCTGGCGAAGTTCAACTCACATGTTCTGGTCTAAAAATTGGGAATTGCCAGAAAGTCAGGGTATGTGGGATTTATTGGGACTTGGCAATGGTTCTGGAACTGATTACATTTCTGCAAATGTTGAGACTATAATGACAACGCCTGAAGGGAAAAATATTCCAAAAGATACTCCCGCATTCCTAGCATATATTCAAGTGAATCTTGATGCAGGAGTCACGACATATGCAGAAGCGGTAGCCGCTTTA